CAATCGAGCTTCACACCAGCCGCACCTGCTTTTGCCACCCAATAGTCTTTGAACGAGTCAAACACTTTTTGAGGGTTTAAGTCAGGGCGTTCTGTTTGGCAGAATTCTGTCCAAGAATCAGGTAAATCAAAATCTGTTGAAAGGCGTGAGCCTTTTGTTCTTTGTTTTGTTGGCGGTTCATCAATACTATGGTTATTGGTTATTGGTTCTTGGTTATTGGTTGGTTGCACGACCGTTGAACATGAATCCAACGACCGTTCAACGACCGTTGAGTTTCTGTTGAGTGCTCTTTTTGCGGCTGATGCTTTGCCAGCTTTTGATGCTGTTTCAAGTTGTTGTTTATAAAAGGAAATTTCTTTATCGCATCTATTGTGATGCCATTCGTCATTTCGTAATGTGAAAAACATCCCCAAGATTCCGTTTAGAGCATCTTGTTGGTCACGAGCATTGACTTTTATTGATAACTCGAAAATTGAGTTCGGCAATGGATGTTCAGTATCGTAATAAAGCCAAAGAAGTTTGAGATAAATCCCCACTTCCTCATTTGTCAAGAAAGAAGTGTCTTTGATAAAGTCACCAATGTGATGTTGGTAATAGTGCATTTTCCCACGCCCTAAAATCCACCCTGAAAAGAAACTGCGGCAGGAGGGGTGGGTTCTCTTTTCAATGGGGTAGCTACTCCCCATTTAGCCGTGTTTCAAACAATCATACATCAATAGCAGTTTGTGTTGCAATTATTTCCATAACAGCAAGTGGTGCAAGTCACATATTTACCGTTTGCATAGTAGGTATGCGTTGAACAAGCCGCCCACAATGTGAAGCTGGAAAGTGCTAAATATGCGCCAATGATGACTTTTTTCATGGTTTCCCCTGTTGTTGACTCTTTTGAGTCTCAATTAAATTCTTGAGGTAATTTCGTAACCAGACAGAACCGCCTAACCTACGAAACTCTGACCATTGGTCAAAAGTTACTCTAGTTGCGATTTTGTGTGGACTGCCTGTGATTTCTGATTTGTTTCGTGCCATGTGCCTAAAGTATCAGTGAGGTTAGTGTTTGACAATAAGGGTATATCCTAGTGTACAACAGAATATATAGTGTCGTACATTATCCATTCAACAACTTGAGAGGCGTATATGAAATTTGATATTTTTCCTGATGAACTGCAAGATATTGACTATCGAGATGAAGACTATGAACTCAGGGTTAAATGGTCGTATGACCCTGACTACAGTCCCAAAGAGGGACTCTACGACAAATACTGTTTTGAGCTACAGAAAAGAACTAATGGCAGTTGGGTAGACATCACTGATGACCTGACTGACAGAGACTTTGCCAAAATACTCAAATTCATTCAGGAGAACGACCATGATGACATTCTCTGAAGTCTTTGGGCGTGTGGCACTCATTGTTGCCCTACTGGTTGGTGTAAACCATGTCTTAACACGACCTGTTACGCCACAGAGTATCCAAGTAGTTAGCAAGAAGAAAAGTCTTTTAAAGGCTTGTATCAGGCTTCACAAAAAGAAAGCAAAAAACTATGCCACCGTTTGCGAAAAGCGAGGAATCTATGTCTGATTGGAAGACACAGCAACAAGTCTATGACGAACTCAGGAATGACATTCTTGAACAGGTAGCACTTGATATTGAGAAGATGACGGGCTTTGGTAAAGACACCATTAGCAGTTTTGCAATTTACATTAGGAACATGAAATGCCTAGACCAAAATCAGAGTTAACCACATCACAAAAGCGGATTGGCGCAGTGGTAACGAAGTGGCAACACGAGGAATGGATAAGACTTGGGGCTTCAAAGTGGCTCAAACAATTGCTGACAGAGAGCTATAAAAAGAGGGTAAGCACCGCCAAAAAATAGCATTAGCAAATTCTGGAAAGAAAAAATCTGCTGAATCAATAGCAAAAATGTCGGCTAATGCTTGGGCAAAAACCGAAGAAGGTCGTAAAAGTTTATCGTTGTCAACGGCAAATTATTGGAAAAGAAAGAAAGGTTTGTTATGAATTCCGAAGAAATCATGGAAATGGCAATAGAAGCTGAATTTGTTTCACATGGAAAGCCAAGTGATGAAGAAAGTGAGTTGTTTGTTTGTCTTGATAAAGACATCTATAAATTTTCCAAACTGGTAGCCGCCAAAGCGTTTCAGAGTGGCTATGAAAAAGGCATAGCCGCCTTTAATGAAGCGGTTTGGATTGAGCGTGAAGCCTGTGCAAAGCTGTGTGATAAAGAGGTAGAAGATTGGAAATATGACGCTGATGTTGTCGATGTTGCAATAGCCATCAGAGCCAGAGGTGAAGCAACCCATTCACCACAGCGCACAGAGCAAGAGCCTTGGTGCATGAAGATGAATGGATGCAAAACAAAGTGCGAAGACTGTCCTGAAAAAGTACCACAGCGCACATGGGTAGGGCTGACGGAACAAGAACGCAATGACATTGAAGACTATTGCGAAATGATGATTGGTAAACCTGCGTTTGATGCCATTGAAGCCAAACTCAAGCAAAAGAACGGCTATGCCGAGGAGGAGAACATATGAACGCATTCGACTACAAAGGTCAACCTTCAATCTGGACAAGAGATGCTGAGTTGAAGATGATAAATAATGGCAAAATTCTTGGTTTGAAACGCAGAGAACAAATCAGAGAAAAAGAAATTCAAGGCCATCATCCACTACAAGCAAGAAAGAACAAAAAGTGAAGACAGTATTTGACTACAAGGGCCAACCTTCAGTCTGGTTGACAGACCAAAAGATGAAACGCTATATACAGGGCGATAATTCTGCAAAGAAACGACAGGAAAAGGGTGACATCAACGACAAGAATCAAGTGTTGATTTACTCAAAATCCTCATCTAACAAAAAATGATTCGGTAAATAACTGTATTAGGGAAACCCCCTATATCAATTATGATAGTGTCTGACAGAATACACGCATTGATAGGTTTTTTAACAGGAGTGAATGATGATTGATTTAGAGAGAGAAAAATGGATGGCACTGCAAGACATCAACTCAGAAGATGTTGCAGATGCGATATGTGATAGCCAAGCTATCGTAGAAGCAATACAGTCAAACGCATGGGCTGATGTTGCAGACATGGTTCGATCAAGAGTCGAACTCAAAGCAGAACGACTTGCACAAACAGCATTAGAAATACCGCTTACCCCTTGGGTTGACAGCGATGAAGAACTCCAGTTGTGGCGTTTTTACCGCATGGAATTACAGCGTGAGGCTATTGAACAGAACAAGCCTAAGTTGCCTAAAATCAACCCTTACCACAGCGAGGCCAGCAATGAAAACTAAGCTGAATCTTGAAAGAATCATTGAGGAGCATTCCAATGAGTATTACTGTTCGTTCTGCATTAAACCTCGTAACCCAACAGATAAATGTTGCGATGACTCGTTTTTTATCTTATTTTCAGATTTGGACTCCCACACTCAGTTTGAGCGAGCGCACGAAATTGCGACAAAAGGCGGCTAGAAAATTGAAAGAGAAGCCTAAGACGCAAAGGGTGGTTATGCCATCCAAACTAATCACCGACCCAACATTCGGGTATGTGAACTCAGCCCTGACCGATGTGTCAGCAACATGGAAGAAGCATTCAACAGGAGTGAAAAATGCTGGATTATTCAACAATCCTAATGCGGATAGAGAGAACGACAAAGAGTCTGGAGGAGAAGTGCCTACACAAAAGATTCGTAGGATTCAATAAAGATATTGCCCTAATGCACAGTGATCTAACGCTGTTGGCAATGTGGGCAGTAAACAAAGAAGCAATAGATATTTTTAACGATGCAATAGGAGTCAAGGAATGAATCAAGAACAGGTGTTAAGTCTTCTCGGTAAGAATGTCAACGAGCATACTGAGAAGAAAGGAAATTTGACATATCTTTCATGGGCGTGGGCATGGGCAGAAGCACTCAAAGCAGACCCCGATGCAAGTTACAAGATCGAGATGTTTGGTGACAAGTGTTTCATGGACATAAACGGCACTGCAATGGTGTTCGTAACAGTCAGTATGTTTGGCAAAGCAATGACTTGCCAATTACCAGTGATGGACTACAAAAACAAAGCAATTCCTAATCCTGATGCGTTTGCAGTCAACACCGCCATCATGCGTTGCATGACTAAGGCTTTGTCTCTGCATGGTTTGGGTTTGTATATCTATGCTGGAGAAGACTTGCCTGAAGGTGAGGGTTCAGACATAGATGTAAGCATGATGATTGACCATTTAGCGGCTATTGAATCAGCATCCACAATGGATGAGCTAAAGACTGTTTACACCAATGCTTATAACGCTTGCGGCACTGATAAGACTTGGCAGAAGAAAATGATTGATGCAAAAGAAAAGCGTAAAGGAGCATTGAAATGAGTGATATTGAACAAGGAAGCGAAGCATGGTTTCAGCAAAGATGTGGAAAGGCAACTGCTTCTCGTATCTCTGACATTGTTGCCAAGACAAAGACAGGCTACAGCACCAGTAGAGCAAACTACATGGCACAGTTGGTAGTCGAACGCATGACTAACCAAGTAGGTGAGTCATACTCAAATTCCGCAATGGAATGGGGTGTTGAGAACGAACCCTTTGCCAGAGCCGCATACGAGGTTAAGACAGGCAATACAGTCGATCAGGTAGGTGCTATTGACCATCCAAGGATTGCTATGTCTGCCGCCTCTCCTGATGGCCTGATTGGGGACGATGGATGCTTAGAGATTAAGTGTCCCAACACCTCAACCCACATTGATACCATTTTGGGAGATGAACCTGCAAAGAAGTATTACGACCAGATGCAGTGGCAAATGGCGTGTGCAAACAGAAGTTGGTGTGACTTTGTGAGTTTCGACCCACGAATGCCAGCGCACCTTCAATTGTTTGTCAAAAGAATCGAGCGCAATGATGAATACATTGAACAACTCGAAAAAGAGGTAGTCCAGTTCTTAATGGAAGTGGAATACAAAATGAAAAAACTCAATGAAATTAAGGTGTAAATATGGAAATTAGCAAAGAGTTATTAAATGAAATATTTCACTATGAAGATGGCAATCTCATTTGGAAAAAGAAAATTGCAAAAAACATAATTCTTAACAAAGTTGCTGGAAGAACAATTCATCATGGATACAAGATGATAGGTTTATATGATCGAGAATATATGTCTCATAGGCTTATCTTTATGTTTCATCATGGATATTTTCCAAAAGAAGTTGACCACATTGATGGAAACAAATCAAATAACAAGATAGAGAATCTAAGACCAGCCACACATTCTGAAAATTTAAAAAATCAAAAGATTAGAACAACCAATGTTAGTGGTCACAAAAATGTGGGATGGGCAAATCGTGAACAAAAATGGAGGGTTAGATTAACAGTTAACTTTAAAGATAAACACATTGGTTATTTTTCAGATCGTGAATTGGCTGATTTAGTTGCAATTGAAGCGGCAAATTTGCATCACGGTAAATTTTCAGCATATAAAGGAGTGTTAAATGGATAATTTTAGGGACAACTCAGGTGTACTTTTCAAGAACGACAAAAAAGAAACAGGAAACCATCCCGACTATAAAGGGAACATTATGGTCAATGGGCAAGCCTATTGGCTTTCAGCATGGATTAAAGAGGGCAAGAGCGGCAAGTTCATGGGATTAGCAGTCAGCCCTAAAGAAGAACAAGCAAGCCAGCCTCAAAGCAAGCCTAAAGCTAAGATTGAGGATATGGATTCGGATATACCTTTTTGATGTGACTCAATGGGGAAAGCGTAAGTGAGTACCCACTAACTTAACAGGAGTGAATGATGAGTAAATTAGACAATATACATTTTGGCGGTGAAGTGAAAAGATTTTTTGACTTACCTATCTTTAATCGGGTAAGAACATCTGACCCAATAACCAGTTATGAAGCCGCTGATTCTGCAAAGGACTTGGCTTCTAAACATTTTTCCATGATTGTGGACGCTTTAAAGGTTCATGGCTCGCTTGGTAAAGATGGAATTGCCCAACATAGTGGGTTAGAGTCTAATCAGGTTGCAAGGCGTTTAAACGAGTTGTCCAACATGAACTTGATTGAGTTGACAGGACGCACAGTTAAATCAAAATCAGGACGCAACGAGCGTGAATGGAGAGTTACACATGATTGAAAATGTACTTGGCCTAATCACAGTTTTGGCAATTGGTGGAGGAGCACTCATACTCGGCATATGGGTTTTCCTCCACTTCTTTGACGATTAAGCAACTAAGCCATTGAGGTAGGTGGTCTTACCAGCTATCTTGGTGGCAGTCAGTTCTTGTTTCTTAAGGTTGTTTGGGTCATAAGACACATGAACCCAACCAGAATCAGGAACACCTTGGGTGTAGAACTCTAAGATCAATATTGTGTAGTCCAAGTTGTCCATAATCCATTGAGCCAAATCAGCATTGGCAACACCAACAATCTCAATGTCTGCCGCCTGACCCTTGCAATGGTCACTGGTCTTAGAACCTCCTACAGCGGCATTGGACTCAGGGCTACGATAGCCAGAGTTCACAGTTACCGACTTACCAAAGTGGTCACGCACAGGTTGAAGCACCATCTCGCAAAGAGTTTTTAAATTCTCAAGTGCCTGTTCATCAGGTGTATTGTCTAGACCCAAACGAGTAGCAGTGTCTGACTTGGTGAGTTCTTTGAGGGTGAAGTTGGCTGACAGGTTCATTTTTTCTCCTTTAAGGTTTCGTAGATGGATTCGTAGGCTTGCTGACAGGCTGTGAGTTGTCTGATTGCTTCATCTCCTGAGTCTGTGATGGAGACAAGAGTTCTAGCAGTCTCTGCGTCAAGTTCGGCTCTCTCTTGACCGCTATCTCCGCTGGCAGGGGCGGTATCTGTGGTGGTTTGTACGGGGCAGTAGGTTGCTTTGACAGGAATCCGCAACCGCAAAGCACCAGAGTCAATATCACTATTGCGCTTTTGTTGAACAAGTTTTGCATCTTGATTTGCTTTCTGAAGTTTAGTGGCTTGGGTTTGAATTGCTGAAACTAGGATTTGTTCTTTCTGCCTAGCCTCTGCATTGAGTTTGGCAATCTCAAGTTGCTGACGAGTTACCTCATCCTCTGAGCCTTTCCAGTACCCACTGCCAAAAGCACTCAGCACCGCCAAGACGATGCCAAGAATCACATAAGGATTGAACAGGCTCATGGCTTTGGTGGCTCATCAGAGTCAGCATCAGCATCTGCCTTAGCAAAAGCCTTGGCACTGGCAGACACAGCAGAACGACCAGCCACACCACCCAAAACACCAGTGATGAACACCATAATAGTGTTGATCTGTTGGGTGTAGACCTTATCAATTGCCGCCATGCCATTCATCGGCTGAGTGACAAATGAAACTGAGTACAGGAACATCGCCACTGAACCAAAAAGAATCATTGTCAAACAGAAGATGACAAGTGCCCAAATTCTAACTTCAATTTCTTCAGCAGTCATGCGTGTGTTTTGTTTGTATCCTACTGTTGGCATTACTTTTTCTCCTGTTCAGGTTTAACGAGTTGCTCTGGACAAGTACCTGTTGCAACACAAATAGGGGGCTTACATTCAGTATTTTCCCAATTTTTAGGGTCTTGGCAAGGGTAACGAAATCTGTCATCGCAACCCATTAGTAAGACCAATAGGATTGACAAACCCCAAATGCAATAGATATTCATTTCTCTTTCTCCCTGTCTTTCTGTTCAACTTGTCTTCTTAACTTCTCAACCTTTTCAATCTGAGACTTTGCTTCATTTTTAGTCTCTAAGATGTCAATATAAAGAAACCCCATCAATGGCAACAGCAAAGCAATCAAGACACAAGCGGCAATCCATCCCATTATGTCTTCCTCCACTGACTTACGAACAGTAACCACATCCACAGGTACAGGAGGAATATAAAAGTCACTGCTAGATACCCTAGCTTTAACTGGAAGTTTCTTTGTTCTTCCTTGCGTAGCCATAGTTCTCGCCTCTTTTTAGCCTCTTGACTCAACCTTGCTTGAGTTTGCTCCTCCTCAATCTTGTCCTTCATGCTGAAGACCTCTGAGTACAGTGCGCCCATCTCAGGAGGGCTTTGATACACCATACACTCACGAATCTGCACAACTAACGCATCCATCTCTTGCTGTGCCATCACCCTCTTTAAAGCCGCTTCCATGTGGTTTTGTTCAGGGTCATAGACTGTCAGACTCTTTTCTTCTTCTTCCCTTATGTGCGCCGCAAGTTGTTCTTGAAGTCTAAAAAACTCAGTCAGGTTCTTAACGATGTCAACTTTGACTTGAGTTTCGTCAACAGATTTGTAAACAGACTTTTTAGATTTCGCCACAGGCTTTGCAACTTGAGGCTTTGGGCTACCAGCAAAGAATTTGCGTAGCTTGCTCCAGAAGCCACCAAGTTCCTTGCCGATAGCCACAACTTCATCAGCAGTGGCTTTAATTTCAACAAAAGATTCTTTTGCTTGCTTATAAAGTTCACAGCCAGCTTGAATCTGTTTGACAAGTCCTGCCGCAAGGAGGCAAATGCTGATTGGGTCAATTTTGTATCCTTACTTTTTTAAAGGAACATTTGATACATCAAACTCATCTTTATCAGATGGCGCACCAAAAGGATACTGTTGTTTTTCTTCAGCAGTAATGATGTTTGTCAGTGGCTCAACAACAAGTTTGGTAAATGCTGTTGGGGAAGTTAATTTTTCTCTTGCTGTTGACAAATACTTGATTGCTTTTGCGCCTTTAGGGTCAAGCAATGCTTTTGCCAATGTTCTTTGAGTTAAAACAAGTGAACCACCAACAACAGCGGCTGAACCTAAATTTTCGGTAACTTTTTGTTGTTGCTCTGGACTTAGCAAAAAGAAATATCCAGTACCAATAGCGGCTGTTGGAGCAAGTACATTCAATCCAGAAGTAACTGTTCTGTAATTCAGTCCGGGCATTGCTTTTGCCTCAACCAAACCCAACTTAGCACCTTCATTCATTTGCTTGATGGCGGCATCTTGTGGTGTATTGCCAAACAATCTGTTATATGTGTTTGCAAAAGCCTTGTCTTGTTCTAAGTTTTTTGCAAATTGCAACATATTTTCAGGTGTGCTTACCATTGCTTCAAGATAGCCATATCGCAAAGCATCAATAATTTCATTTGCTGGTTTTTTTGACAACTTAGATGCCGCAGTCACAGACTTAAACAAGTCAAGAGTTGGTGTTTCTTTTCCAGCCGCAAACAAATGTCCACCAACTTCTTCTGCATTTTTTGTTAGTGCTTCTTGTATTGCATCAGTTTGAAGACCTTGAATTCCCTCTCTGTATGTTTTGGTGACATTTCTATATTTTTTAAGAGTATCACCTTTTAAAGTTGTGTTAGCAGAATAATCCATAGCCTTATCAAACTGAGAAATCAATTCACTTATTGTTTGTGAGGCACGGCTATCTTTCTCGCTAGAAACACGAGAGTTGTATTTATCTCTATTTTCTGCAAGCCAACGACTTCTTATTTGATGAAGCGTAGGAACATCAAGTTCATTTGGTAAAACCTTCATTTCATTGAGAATAGATTTTTGACTATTTGTCAAAGCAGAAGGATTTGTTAACAATTTATCAGCAAATGATTTAATGCCAAAGGTTGTGACCTTAGATGTTGTGTCAGCAAAAATATCTTTATAAATTAAATCAACTGAATCACTTAATGATTTTTCACCTTGCTTTATAAAATTTTGTAAGATTTGACCAGATGAATATTGAGAAGATGTGTTTGTCCTCAAAGCCATGTCAAGTTCAGGACTCTTTACAAGAGACTTTAATATATCCTTAGAACCTGTCATCAAGGCATCTTGGATTTCTTTATCTTTTCTTTTAAAAATATCGTATGTTACTGGCGTAAGGGTTAAGCCCTCTAAAGCAGAAAATAAGTTTGCACCTGTTCTCTGACTTGCTGGCAATGTTGAGTTGTACCGTTGCAAAAATTCTTCTGCGGCTTTGTTTGCATCAGGCGCATTACTAGAAGTGAAGCCAAGTTTGTCAGCACCAAAGCGCAGAACTTTCCCAAGTCCTTTAAGAACAAGATTTCCACCAGCATCCCATGCGGCTTCTTCAATTCCAGCTTTTGTCGCTAATGACATAGATGGAACTTCACCTTTTGAAATCTGTTCATAAGTCTCACCAGCAAAACCACCAACACCAGCACCTATTGTGCTAATTGGGAATGGCAATGCTATACCACCAATTAAACCACCCATCTCTTGAGCGCCAAAAGCATCTCTTTGACGATACTCTGGACTCATAATAGATGTACTCATATCTACATTTGAGGGGGCTGTCTTATCCTCAATTAGAGGAACATTGCTTACATCAAATTCGTCAGCCATTTCAGCCTCCAATATAAAGTTCTTTTCTCAGTTGATTGATTTCAGCATCTTCTTCTTTACTTTTAAATCCTTGTGGATTTGTTGCTGACCTTCTTTTCTTAATCTGTGCAATCAACTCTTGTAATCGACCAAGTTTATTTTGGAACTCAATTCTTTGGTCAGCTTCATTGAATCCCATCAAGGAATCTTTGTTTGCTTTCTTATAGTCTTTTGCTCTGTTGTAGGTGTACTCATTTTCTGCAAGATCAACTTTCAGCAAACTAACCAATCTCTTGATTGTTTCTGGTTGTTGCAAAGCATTAGGCGCAGTCTTTTCCAAACTTGCCAATTCTTTTGCCGCCAACGAGCCGGGATAATTCTTAACTAATGGGAAGATGTATCTAGTACCCATTGCTTGAATAAGCTGAGTATTAGATGTGGCATTCTTTAGGTCGCTTCCAACAGGGATGCCAAGAGAAATCAAAGCACCAACAACAGCTTCTTTTCCTTCTGCAAACTTTCCTGTAAATGCGTTTTCCAAAGAAGTTTCAAGCGTAGCAATATTCCGCTTTGATGCAGTTCCTGCCGCAACAGCAGAACCAAGATTCTTGAAGTTTTCAGCAGTATATTTACCAGTTTCTTCAGCTTCTTTCTTTTGTCCAGCCATAAGAGCTTTGCCAAGCATTCCCAAGCCTTCACCAAGAGCTTCATCTAAAGATTTGCCTTCTGTAAGTTTCTTAATTCTCAACTGAACAATATCGTATTTCTTTTTATCTTTTACAGGGTCAAGAACATCTAACTCTGCCATCAAATCAAAGATTTCTTCAGTTGGTCGCTTCTGTGTTCCTTCAATTGCTTGAATATTGTCTTTTAGTTTTTGAATAGATGCTGTATCTGGCTTAGGAGCAGTTTGAGCTTTACGCAATTGCTCTTTAAGGTCTGTGAGTTTTTGGGCTTTAACTTCAAATTCATATGGCCTATCAACTTTTTCTGATTTTTGTAATTGTGTTTTCTCTAACTCTAAGTCTTGATATTCAGGACTATCTTTAGACAAACCTCTCTGTGCCACATTTATTTCACGAATTCGAGCGGCAACTTGCAAAGGTTGAGAAATAGAGAGTTTGCGTTCTTTATTTGCTTGTGCAATTTTTACCAATGAACCTCTTGCATTGTCAGCAATCTTCATAGCCAAATCAGGTGCACTTCTGGCATATTTCTGAGCAATCATTAATTGTTGTTGAGGGTCACTTGGGTCAAGTTCACTCAAGATTTGTTGTTGCAAACCAATCATCTGCAATTGAGGGTCTTTACCACCCAAAGCACCACCAAGAACATCACCCAACTGTTGACCACCACGATAGAAACCAAACTGCGCTTGTTGCATTGGTGTTAACTGTGCATAAGCCATTGCTTCATTTTGCATAGCCGCTTGACGCTTTTGCATAAATTCCATCTCTGCGGCACGAGATATTTCAGGACTAAACATTCCACCAACAATAGAAGATTGTGGTTGTCTTACTGTTAGTCGTGAATATGGGTCAGCATTTTGTGTGAATTGAATATTCTCCATCTCTGCTGGTACAAAACTATCAAGTGCAGGAGTGACAGCATCACGATTTATGGTTTCTAGTGCTTGCTGTCTTGCCATTTCAGCCATGCGTTGTTCTTCTTGTTTAATTCTTTGAGACTCAAAATCCATATCGCCATAATTTGATTGGTTTGAGAAAAGTCTATCCATTGGAATTTGGTAGGTACGAGTTGGCATGATTTATTCCTTAATTTTCAAAAGCTCTTGCACCAACAGACATTTGTGGATTGAAATATCCAGAGGATTGATTGTTTACAGGAATGGATGCTTGGTAAGCATCAGAAAAAGTTTGTTGTTGCGGAGGATTAAAGTATCTATCCAACCCTTGTTGAACATAAGGGTTATTACCCAATCCTATCAATGCAGAACCAAGTCCACTACCAGCCGTACTTTGTAGAGTCCTAGCCGCACCTAATCCACCAGTAAGCAATGATTGACCAACATTAGCACCAGCACTAGCCGCACGACCACCCAATGCAGAACCCATCTCCAAAGGCTGTTGACCAAGAGACTCAATGGTTGAGCCAGCACCCAAATAAGCACTGAATGGACTCAAAGCACCGACTTGACCAGCTTGATATTGACCCATTAAACCAGCACCAGAACCTAGCAACCCTGCACCAAAAGCCACATTCTGTTGACCAGCTTGTTGTGCCTGAGAAGCCAATGCCAAGTCTTGTTGCGCCAATGCGTTGTAGTACGCTTCCATCTCAGGAGTCGTAGCACCCAAACCACCAGCACCACTTGGACGCAATCCTGTAGCACCTACAGACAATCCACCACGACCTGTTTGGAACAACTGGTTTTGCAATTGAGCATATTGACGCTCACGACTTGGTGCAAGCAAATCTTGTTGCTGACGCATATATTGAGATGCAACTTGTTCAGGAGTTTGTTGTAGGTACTGCTGACCCAATCCAAACAGTCCTGTAGCACCTTGTTGAAGCGGCTCATACTGTTGCTGTGCCATCTCAGCCTGAGTCAAAGCACCGCCTGTAAGAGACTGTAATCGGTCTTGGTAAGCCTTTAACTCAGGACTGACTGTGTAACCAGCACCAGTTAGATAACCACTAGGGTCAAACTGAAAGTTAGAAGCGCCATATCGAGTAGTTACACCAACAGGGCGAAACTTAGCCGCTTCAGCCGCAATTCGTGCAGACTCAAGTTGAGCCTGTGCGGATTGTCGTGCCGCATCTCCAGCGGCTTTACTTTGCATCGAACCGCCAAGCAGTGATGCACCTCCCATTATTGCGGCGGCGGCTATAGGCATATCATTCCCCTTTAATCAAAATTTCATCCACTTTAGACGAGTCTTTCTCGTCTGTGGCGTGAATACAAAACCAAACACAATCTGTTATCGCTTTGACTCCATGAGTCAACCCTGCTTGTATCTCAATACACGCTGGTGCAGAAACAATATCAATCTCAGTACCACGCAACACAGCAACCTTGCCATGAGCCAAAATAGACAAATGACTGAAGTTATGCGTATGCTTCAAGATGCTCATTCCCGCAGTGAAGAATGATTCTTTGGCATACAACCCATCACTGAAATGATGAGTAATGCGATATTCAGGGTCTTGCATCATCATGCTGTGCGCTTCCAAATATACACAGTAATGTACGGCTGATAGTTAGCATTTGTGCCACTTGAGCCTGTTGAGTCAACATTTCCTGAAAGAGTGTGGTTGTGATTAGCGTTCATACTAAAAGTGCTAACACCGTAGAAGCCGCCACCGTCGTATAAATTTCCTGCGCCAGTTGCTGTAAATACACCTGTTGCGCCAGCACTAACTGCTTTAGCACCAACATTACCAGTTAAATTAGTGGTGGTTGAAACTGCTACGCTACCTATAGCGTGATTGTGGCTAACAGTAATTGCATCTGCACTACCACCAGTTTCTTCAGCAGTGTCAAACAGTGCATTCCCTGAGTCAAAACCAACCATGACACGACCAGCACCAAATGCAGTCCATGTACCAAAACCAAGCAATGTTGCAGGGTTAGTGCTGACGCTTGCATTTGTGTAGATAGAACCAACTGGATACAGCAAAGCAATTGCCGCTTGAACAAAAGCAGTTGTGGCTATAGTGGTTGTATTACTACCAGCAGATTGCGTAGTCGCAATAGTGCCTGTTGGCAGTGTAGGAGTACCAGTAAAGGTAGGACTTGCCAAATCTGCCTTGGTTGCAATGGCAGTAGCAATGTTATTGAACTCAGTATCAATCTCAGTACCTTTGACAATCTTCAAAGGATTGCCAGAAGATAAAGCATCTTTAGTGGCAAAGTTGGTTGCTTTTGTGTAATTTGTCATATCTATCCTTAACTTAATCTACCTTGTTTGGATTGAATCTCAATCTTCTGAAATGACAATGGTGTCCCATCAATATCAGACTCATACCCCGATTGCACAACCTTGCCAGAACCTGATGCTGAAACTGTCAATGTTTGCAAAGCAATACCATCAACATACTCTGCAATGACAGTAGCGTTTGCGCCATACTCTGCAACACCATACAGACTTTCGCCTTGTGTTGGAATAGTTGCACTGTCAGACAAATAATTGGTCTTAAAGTCAAAGCCCCATTTAAATGTAACTACTTGATTGCTTCCACCAATCACAACAGTAGACAACTTCTTTAAAATAGAAGTGACATTCTGATTGCCAAGGTCAGCATGGTTTGTGTAATACAGCATCCTATACTCAGCATCATGGTCTTGGAAGGTACTGTACTTGCCTACATAACCATTCTTACCAACCAACAAATCACCGTTTCTGCGAGACAATAATGATGTTGGCTCTATAGAGTCCCAAGTTGTAGCCCTTGCCGCACCATCAGGTAAGTAGGCTTTGGTATCAAAACAGAACACTGACTTTGTACTAGGTGTAGTCAACAAGTAAAAGGCTTCACGCTCAGAATAGACAGATTTGATGTTAGCCAATGTCTCACCGGCCACAGTCTCCATCAAGTCATTACGAATGTTCTTAGACAAGTCTCTCTCAGGAGATGACTTTTCTTGAATCGTTCTCATCAATGATCTGACACCAGAGTTAGATAAGAAAAGTACATCAGTGCTAGTTGTCTGAATACTGTCTCTGGCAATGCAACCAATACCCTCAACAGTGTCATGCAATGACATCGATGCTGGTGTTGTGGCATTTTGGTAAATCAGAATTTGACGCTTACCAAAGATAAACAAGAAACCATTGTGTGCCGCAAGACCTGTGATCTCATCAGCACCATTGACCCACACACGGTCTACATTCAAAGAGCCTGATGTTCCTGTTGACCAAACATGACCAGCAATCAAGTCAGAGAAAAAGACTGTTGCGTTATTGGCTGTGGTGTTTGCCGCCCACAATCTACCAAACGCAGAGATCACAATGTTGGCATCAGGCACAGTGCCTACATAACCTGTCTTCTCAGACACTCTACGATATGTAGTTGTACTTACAGCAGGGTCATAGATCAGTGGGTTAAGCCCTGACTGAAAGAAGTATGTGATGTTGTTTAAAGACGCTGTTTGCCAATTGCTTGCGGTAATGGTTGGTGCTGTACCACCACCCCCATAGGTCAACTCCACAATAGCATTAGACCCATCAAGTTTAAACAACTTGTTGTTGCCAGCAAACAAAACAGTCAAAGTGCCATCTGCCTGAACCAACTCATTCATCACAGTGACATCGTTTGCACCCAAGTTACCAGTAGATGAGTTAAGCCTAGAAAAACCTTTTCGTGACCCAATACGACCAAACTGGTCAATGATGCAGTTTGTCGCAACCAAAGCAAAGCCAGCATTCAAATCAAGAGGCGAGTCTTGAGTATTCAACCCAAAAAAGCCGGGGGCTGAAATGCTTGCAATTTCTAGTTGCTTGCTCATATTGCTACAAACTCCTGATTCTCAGGGTAACGAGTGCCTTCTAAAGCAATGTGGTCAGACAACATAGATTTGTACAACAGATAAGCCTCAGATGAAGACAGACCACCATCTTCACCACGCTCTACCAATGCACGAGCATAAGCATTCTGAGCCACCAAAACATCAGGGACAAGCACAACTGTCGAACCTGATGCCAAAGTAGCTTGTGGCACTGTCAAGGAAAACTTGATTGTGTATACGCCATCAGGTATTGGATATAAATTTACCTTAGTGTCGTAATTACCATCAACGCCATCAAAAGCAAATTCTGTGGGGAGAGAGTTTACAAGTGGCGTAAAGTTTAACTTGCGGTTCATGTCCACAAAACTGATGTTTATCAAGCCAACATTGCTTGTGGTATTGATGACATCCATGACTTGAAACTTCTGCCCTGCACCTGTCAAAGAATAGGATGAAGTCGAGGCTACTGTAGAAACAGTAACGGTTTGACCCAAGACATTCCATGAAAAGGCATCTTCAACTTGACGCTTTGCGTCATTGACAAACTTACCTATCAGAGTTGAATAAGTAGTTTCATTGATTGATGAAATTGTTGTCTCACGCAATCTGATAAGTACATCATTGATTAGTTCAAGGTAGGTCATGCTCTTGTCAACCCTTCTTCTTCAAATGTCGCTATAAAACTGAATGAACTTCCAGATTCAGTAGTTATTTTAATTTTGTCGCCTTCTTCTAAAACAATATAAGCATTGCCATCAAATTGCAAATAGGTTTTTGATGTGAAGTTATAGCTAGTCAATATATCAAGGGTCGTACCAGCACTTGCGTCAAACCATTGAACAGTTATGTGCTTGGTAGAGCCACCTGTATTGTGTATGTACATTACAGTAAATTTAGAGTAATAGCCAGTAGGACAGGTATAGACTGTTGTGTCTACTGCCGCTGTAGGACTAACACCAACTGATAATGCTCTCATTTTGCCTTTGCCTTATTCCTTGCGGAGATAGCTTTAGCTTTTGCCTTTGCGTCAGTCTTTGAGGATGCACCCCATGCCTTGAGCGAAAGAAGCAGTCTTGTTGGTTCACCTTTCTTGTCGTACTCAGCACCATCGTTGCCAGCCATACGAGCCAAGAAACTTGCTCTGCGAGGATTATCCCCCGACTTTACTGGTGCTTTCAAGTTGCCACCAGTTTCTGCATTATAAGATGCTCTGCCCTTGGCATTCAAGCCGCCTTTTGGATTTTGACCAGCTTTTGTTTGCCAAGTAGGTGATTTCATCTACTTCACCTTTTTAGGCTTTTTTGCAGTCTTTGCCGCCTGTTTAAACGCATCAGCAGTAGGCGCACCCTTGCTACCTACCTTACGCATCTTCTCGCCAGACCCTGCCTTAATACGAGCCTGTTTTGCATTAATGTTTGAGTAAAGTCCAGTTTTCATTTTGTCTTCTTCTTGGCTTTACCAGCTTCAGATAAAGCAATGGCAACTGCCTGTTTAGGATTGGTCACAACCTTGCCACCCTTACCAGAGTGCAGAGTTCCCTCTTTGTACTCCCCCATGACCTTCTTGACCTTTTTCTGTGATTTAGTCATTTTCATAGGGTTTCTCCTTAGTACATGATCTTTGCTGTAATCGTGCCAGTTACATAAACAGTGCAATTTGCTCTCAAATACTTGGGAGCATTGGCAACTGTAATGATGCCGTTAGCAGTCAAAGCAGTTCCAATGGTTGACCAGTTAGTACCATCTAAACTACCTTGCAATGCCACAGTAGCTGATGTAATACCTGAAACTTGCAAGAATGCAGGAACTCCACCATCAACTTGCACAGCTTTAGATTCTCCAGTTGCGACAACATCACTTAGGAGTGTGATAGGTGTGGTTAAAGATGCCATTATTTACCTCTTGAGGATTTCTTCATCATGTTGGTAGCAGTTCTACCACCACGCATAGGCATACCCTTTGGCTTGCCAATAGCAACCATGACAGTTACAGGAATACCCTTTTTCTTGCCGTATTCTTTTGCTTCTTTTTCCCCTTTTTCGGTGTAGGGAAACTTCTTTTTTCCAACTGAGGGCATAGTATTCTCCTTATTTCCAGAGTCGATCAGCAACAAAGGTAATCACACCGCCCATGAATGAAGCGATAGTCATACCCATCCAAAATCCACCTTTGCCTTTATTGGCAAGTTCAAGTAATGATTTGACATCGGTACTCAATTGAGATACCTGACTATGTAGAGCCTCTACTTGAGCCTCTAACCTACCAAAATCTCTTGCGTCAATTTCAGACATTTTCAACCTTTCGAGGTCTACCCATACGCTTGATTGTTGGAATGACAGGCGCAAAAGCGGTATCTGTACGCTCAGAATCAACTGATTCTATGGTTACTTCTGGTTCATCTATCCTTACATACCCTTGATGACCCTTCATAGAGTCAATGTCATGCTGATATGTGAAAGTCACAGTGTTACCCGATTGAAGACAACGAAAAGTAGCCATAAAACCCTTAAATGAGAAAGGGGGGACTAGCCCCCCTATCTTTACACCATGCGAACTACAACAAGTCGCAATGTTGAAGATGCCAAGTCTGCTGTAGAACCTGACTCATTTTGGATGCGGAATTTAACTGTGTTTGCGGCACTGACATAGCCAGTAACAGTCAAACCAACTAAATCTACACCCAAAGATGCACCAATAACCATGTCGCCCAAGGCCACACCAGCTACTGTTACATCATCTGTTTCGCCAGCACCATCGACTAATGAGCCAGCGTCAAGGGTGCAACGAACTGACCAAGTATCGGAGAACAAACCCCGAAAACTGTCATTGCCTCTGCGTGTTACAACTGCACTTGCTGTTGCCATTTTGATTTCTCCTAATTAGGTTAAAAAAGTCCC